GATCAGAATGATCCACCATCGATAGTTGCATTTGTGATGACAATTGTGCTTCCATCACAACCGATTACTTGATCAGTTGTTCCACTACATCCATTGACATACAAAGAAGCAACTTCCAATGCACCACCAGTGTTGTTTGTCAGAACACCAGAAGATTCCGTTACATCTTGCGAAACAACAATTCTTGATGTACTGTCATCCCAATAAACTGCTGCTTTCTTGGCAGAAGAAGTGTAGTAGTTAAACAGAACACCAATGTCCTTGTTTAGGTCAGAAGAAGGAGCTGATCCATCAACAAATCCCAAGTCAAGTAGTTGGTCTTCAATAGTTGTTGTTGATGTGTTGACCTGAGTCGTGGAACCATTAACATAAAGGTTTCCACTAACTGTTAAGTTTTGTCCACAAGTAACTGCACCAGTACTATCTGCGATTGTAATAGCAGTTGTTCCATCATTCGCCCTCAGGTTTGTTGCCTGAACTGTTGGAGTTGTTACTGAAGTTGTAACTGTGACTGCAGAAGGAAGTCCAATCGTTACAGTATTACCTGAACCAGATGTTTCAATTTCATTTGCAGTACCAGCAATAGTGAGAGTCTCACTATCAAGATCAATAGAAAGAGCACCGCCACTATCTGCTTGGAAATCTAAATCTTGAGCAGTTACTTGGGAATCGACGTATGCCTTAATTGCCTTTGCTGATGCAAGAGTATCATCAGATGCAGAAACAGCAGCAAGGTCAGTATCTACCGATGTAATTGCAGTTCCACTACCAAATGTGGTATTAGTTATCGTTGCATTTGTAATTGCTGCTGTTGCTACTGTAGCTGCTGTAGCAACATTAATATTATCTAATTCAACAACACCAGCAATATCGTGTGTTGCTCCATTGACATCCAGAGAACTTGTTACTGTAAGAATACCAGCAACAGTAACATCATCAGGAAGACCTACAGTTACTGTTCCATTCGATCTTGAAACATTAACTTCGGCAGCAGTTCCAGCAATTGTGAGAACAGCACCACTAGCACTATCAGCGAGGGTTACATTTCCAGATGAAACTGAAAAATCTCCATTATCAAATGATGCAATACCTTTATTGGAATCGGAAGCATCTTCACCAGTAATTGTGATTGTATTATCACTTACCGTGGTATCGATACCTTCACCACCAGTAAAGGTTAAAGTATCCGTTAAAAGACTAACAGTGTCATCGGAGCCAGAATCAGCAGCAACTGTTAAAGTAGCTACTGCATCAATGAATGATAGAGTTCCAGAACCATTTGTGGCAAGAACCTGGTTATTGCTACCATCGGTTCCTGGCATCGTATAAGTTACGATTCCAGAAAGACTATCTGGAGCTTTAAGTGTAATAAAGGAAGCGCCGTTATCTGTTCCTTCTACAAGGTTAACGCCACTACCGACTGTAGAAGAATTTACCGACCAATATCTTCCAGATCCTACAAATTGGTTATTTGCTGTAGTAGAATCAATACCGACGTAAAGATCATAACTATCGGTAGTAAAGCCTGGTTCACCTGCCCTCAGTCCAGGGAGATTAGTAAGGAGGCCTCTCTTAAACTGAATTACGGGAGCCGCCATTGTAATTGCACACTATTGTTTTTTATTATTTATTCCTAAAATGAGCCTGCATCATATCTGAAGTTTTGTCCTTCTTTCGGATCGACTTCAATTTCTAATTGATCAACAAAAGAATCGTCAATATCTCTGTCCTCAGCAGATACGGCTAATGCAGTGTCAAATGGTATTAAGTCAAATTTATCACTAGTTGAATTATATCTCATAATATAATGGTTTTTTGCTGCTGTAAGTGGAGCAACATCCAAATCGACAAGATCTCTAAGTCTGGTTGCCATTAGAAACTCCCCGCATCGATGTCCCCTGCCTGAACTCTACCAAAATCTAACTCTTCTTCCAACTGAGTTACAAATGAATCGTCAATATCCGAATCTGAAGCTGCTTGAAATAATGCCTCATCTGGAGTTGATAATACAAATTTATTGGTGGTACTGTCATATGTAACTATTAAACCATCCTTTGTTGAATCTAATGTTCCAAAGTTAGTGTCACCCATCTCAGAAGCCGATGATGGATTGCGAACTGATCTAATAGAAGGTTTAGATATCTTTGATTTTTTTGCTACTGTATTTGGAGTTGTTACTTTTCTAACTACTGGCATGGTTATGTTGTCGTAATGCCTGCTTCTACCAAAGCCATCCCTTCAACCAATCTAGAAACTGCACCAGAAGAGGATTCTAAACGAACATCATATTGATATCTCCCAGGAGTCAATCCAAGAGTAACTCCACTCGTCATGGCAATAGAAACTTCACCAGTTGATGCTGTTATCGATACTGAGAAAGAAGTTGATGAAGTTGAACTAAAATGTTTCTTCATTCTGGCAGTTCCAGTATACCCACTGAGGTTTGAAGCAGATCCATCGCTTTCAGTTGAAGTGAAAGTTTCTGTAAAATCTGATCCCTGGGGAATAACAATGTTAATAACAGGATTTGCTGCCATGATCCTTTTTTAACTATTTAGTCTCTTCTTTGTCTAGATTTTGTTTTTTAAGTAACTTTGATAACTCTGCAGTTGATCCAACGAATAATGCATTTGTGACGTTAGTTGGACCTTTGGTTTGTGTTTCTTCTTCAACTTCTTTGAGTTTCTTTTGCAATTCCATCAACTTATCAGTTGCGTCTGCTACGTTTTTGATCAACTGACCAGCAACTTCATATGCTCTTGGCATTTCACTTTCTTGAGCCAACTCAAGAATACCGTTGATTGCTTCTTGGCCTTTTTCTATAAGAGAATATAAATTACCCCTTGTATATTCATAATCTTTTTTTATGTCTTCCGTTGATGAAGATGAGGCATTTTTTAATTCATCTTTTATTGGTTCTGTAGAGACAATATCTCCAGCAACATCAAATGCGTCATTGAGTTCATCAAACTTTTTAGTCATTTTCATCTTCTTTTATCAATAAGTTACACTGAAACCAAAATCATCTCCGTCTTCTATAAGAGCATCGTCAGAATTTGTAATAGATTTGACTTCCGCTCCCTTAACATGTGCAATGGCATCCGTGTTATCTTGACCTCTCTTAACTTTGATGCTATCTGTAGAAAGAACTTCAGTTACATACATTTCTTCACCATCAATTTCAATATAAGTATTTTCTGTAATGGTTGATTTATCATCAACTTTGATAACAGTAGCTGAAGCAATAACATCTTCCGTCAAATTGGTAAGAATTGTTCCAGTATAATTTTTTATCGCTCTAGGTTCAACTGCATAAGTAAGGTCTCTTTGTGGAGTTCCAGTTCCAGTAGAACCAGCAACATAACCAAGAGATACTTTTTTGATAATATCTGCACTTGCCGAAGTAATTGGTCCAAACAAGTATGTTTTTACACTGAATCTTAAAGTATAAACTAATGCTCTTCTTGTAGTATAATCACCTTCATAATCATCACTCATACTTACTCCTTCCAAAACAACGGGAATATCTCTTTTTTCCCCGATTGTTTCTACAAGGTTAACTGACATGCTATATGCTGGTTGAAAATATGGAAGAATTTGTTCAACTATTTGAAGCATATCGTCATTTAACTTTGTCATAATTGCCAACTCAAAATCCATATTATATGGAACTGGCATGTATGCTGTTTGAATGTCAGATTGACTTGAAGTTAATGATTTTTTAAATTTTTGTGTCTGAGTTATTTTTCTTGAAGGATCGTAATTTAACCCAACAAATTCAAATGACATTCTTGGCAATGACAAAGAAACCGATTTGTTCAAATCTGGTTGTTGGTTGATTCTTGCCAAAAACTTTTGAGTTGGCCCATATGCAAGAGGAACTCTAAACTGATTGGCAGTGTTACCGTCAGAACCCTCTTGCTTTATGATGATATTATTAAACAAAGAACCGAATGATATAATGGTCCTTCTAAAAATTTCGTTATAAAAATACTCAAACATTGTTTTGGTTCTTTGATTAACTATTATTTATGGTCTAGGGCATACCGAATGGGTTTGTTTCCGTAAAGTCGATAATGTTATCTGCTTCACCTTCAATCTCTTCGTTTGAAGTGAATCCATCCTCCGCATATACAGAAGATAAAAGTTTGTAACTTGCTGAAGATGCAGAACCGACAATATTTTCTCCGACAAAAAATGCACCATCTGCGTTGACAATTTCCAATTGGTTTGTTGATGCAACCCAATTGAGAACTCTTGCAGTTGTTCCTGAAGACGAACCTGTAACAACTTCGTTTTTCTGGAATGTACCAACACCAGTTTGATTTGGTGCAGCAATAGTAATGGTGGGTGGTTGAGTATAACCAAGACCAGCATTTGTGAGATAAATCGCGCTGATTGTTCCAGCAGCACTAACAACAACAGTAGCAGCTGCAGAAACTGTAGATACTCCAGTAAACGTAACAAGAGGTGCTGTTGCTGTAGTATATCCAGAACCTCCACCAGTTAAAGTAACGATGCCAAGAACACCATTACCAATAGTTGCTGTTGCCGCAGCACCAACACCATCGCCAACAAATTGAACACTAGGAGCTTCAGTGTATCCAGAACCAGGGTTTGTGAGAAGAACTCTTTGAATCGACTTTGCTATTGGATCTACATTTTGTTCACATGCCACAATTCCAGATATTCTTTCGGCAGTAGCAATTCCAGTTACTCCAGGTGACGATGAAATTGCCACCCTTGGGTTGTATGTATATCCACCACCACGATTTGTAACGCTGATTTGTCGGATACCACCATCAACTACATATCCAACTGTTGCTACTGCAGTGGTTCCAACTCCAACTAAACTTAAAATAGTTGACATTGCAGAAGCGCCGACGAGTTCACCGCCTCCACCAGCACTCAAATCATCCCCATAACTTCCAAGAGTGCCGGTTATCGAATCATCAATTTCATCGATGTCTGTATCAATAATTTCGTTTTCTGGCCTGAAGAGTTCGCACTTCAGAGTATAGACATATGTTTTTTGTAGTTGATAAAAAGGTTGCTCATGCTGTACGAATTTAATCTCAAATAATCTATCTCCAAGTGGAAAATAGATTAAATCCCCTTCTTTTGGTCTAGTGCTAAGTTTAATATTATTTTTTCCTGTTAAAAGAGGAGAGATATAATTTTGAAATCTCTCCTTCGATATTGTTAACGTAACCTCTTGAGTTGATTGAATTCCAAATTTTGAAAGGATGGTTGTTTGATCTCCATATCCTTCAAAATTTTCCAAATACGCTTCAATGGGATGAGCTTCATCAAACGTTGATTCAATAACCTCTCTAATTACAGTTTTTTCTGTAATGTATTTTCTAGGCAAATAATGAACTTCAACCCCATACATTCGGAGTTGCTCATTAATCAAATCTTGTACAAGATTTTGCTCTGATTGTGATCCTTGAAGAAAGAATGGATTTAAAGCCATGAGTTTAACCGATCATATCGAGAGGTGGTAATTCATAAGTATTGGACATTTTTTCCATGATTGCCTCAAGATCTTTTTGGGCGTCATCATACATTTGTCTACCATTAAGTTCAACTCCACCAGGAAGTTTAACTCCAGTGAATTTCATCATATTCATTCCCCATTGTCTCTTAATAAGTGCTGTGAGATATGGTTTAATGAAAGAATCATTCCAAACTCTTGCATAATCATTTGGATCTAATGTCGAATAGCAATCAATGACCAAATAATCATTAACATTCAAACTTCCCCAATCAATATCCAAATATAACCGATCTTGACGTTTATTAAATCTAATCTGTTTTTGAGTTGTCAATAAGAAATCCATATCTTCTAGATATGTTTTTACCATTGCATATGAAAGTAACTCCGTAGATCCCCAATAGTAAATGTCATTGAGGAACATCTGATACTTCACACTAAACATGTTGTTGGTGATAGTATTTGACCCATCAAAGTGAAATAACTTAGTCACTCCAATAATGTTTGGGGGAACTTGTAGATAATTACTATTTTCTTCAAATGTAAACTGTGTAGTG